ACGTAGTAACCTTCATATTCATTATTAATTACAGTCCCGCCTGTATTAAGTACAATTATACCAGCTCCAGCGGCGGAGGTGAAATCACCTGTGAACACCGCGTTACTACCAGCAGACCCAGCGTCAGTCCAAGTTACATTACCTTCTTTTGCATTATTATATTGAGCTTCATTTAACTGAACTAATGTTGGTTGTCCGATTACATAATAATTTGAAGCGCTTAAGCTACTAGAGAATTGATCGACACCTCCTATTGCACTGACAGTTTGAGACCATATTTGACCTGTAACTAAAGTTTTGTCAACTAAGCTTGCAGATAAAGTTTGTAGAGCACCAGTCGGTGTATAAGGTATCGTGTCGGTTATTTCTATTCTATGACCGGCGACGGTGCCCATCACCCCCGCTGATAAAGAATGTGATCCCGAATATCCGGAAACTGTAGTAGAAATAAATGATAAATTATCATTACTATCTTTTACTGTCAACTCAATTGCAAGATTATCACCTGACAGACAATCAGCCAAAGCGCTGACCGCGGTCGTCTCAATATCTAATGTCGTAGGTGTGAAAGCACTAATAGTTGCTGTATTAAGACCAACAACAGGATAAACTAGAGCAGAATATTTTCTAATACCTTTATTGGCGCCGTAAGGTAAACGAGAAACAAAAACATTTGCATCACTATTAAACACTTGCCGTGCAGAATGATAAAAATATCTCTCGGCTGCATTTGTAGGACTTCCGTAAATCTCTTCAAATTCTGCAAACGTTCCTACATTAAAGACTTCGTCTGTTGGTCCTTGATTAGAGAATCCAGCTATAAACACACTAGTCCCGACTGCGGCTGCAGGACGTTGTGTTAGATCGATTTCTCTTATTTCTATTCCTGGTGATTGGATTGTTCGTCTACTCATAGTAAAAACCTTTACAATTATTTATTGTTTCTCGCAAACATATTTTAGTTGATTTAGCGAAATAAGCAGTATAATATAAATATATGAAGGGTATTATCTTAGCTGGTGGTACAGGTTCTAGAGTTTATCCTAGTACAAAAACTGTTTCCAAGCAACTTTTACCAATTTACGACAAGCCTACTATCTATTATCCCCTATCGACTTTAATAAAATTAGGGATAAAGGATATAATGATTATTACAAGCGCTCAAGTGTATGACCCTTTATTGCGTTTATTTAATCAAACAGATAAACCACGACCATATTTAGGGATTAATTTTACTTTAAAAGTACAAATGTCTCCTGCGGGTATAGCAGAAGCATTAATTATTGCTGAAGCGTGGCAAGGAGATGATGATGTATGTTTAATTTTAGGTGATAATGTATTTACTGGTATAAGAAAACCGGAACTCAACAGTAATAAGGCTTGTGTTGTAAGTTATAAAGTTTCAAATCCGTCCGATTATGGTGTTATAGAGTTGGAATGTAAGAATGATGAGTTAAAGGTAGTTTCAATTGAGGAAAAACCAGATCCACCTGCCAGTAATTTAGCAGTTACTGGCATTTATTTTTATGATAATACTGCTGGAAAAAGAGCAAGAAATTTAAAACCATCAAAAAGAAATGAATTAGAAATTACTGATTTGAATAAAAGTTACCTACAGGATAATGTATTAGGGCATAATAGTTTAGATAGTAGCTATGCATGGTTTGATACTGGTAGTCCTGATGAAATGTTCGCTGCGTCTATGTATGTTAAATCTATACAAGACAGAACAAATACTATGATTGGTTGTATTGAAGGAGAGTCATGGCTACAAGGAAATATTACAGAAAAAGAGTTTAAAAAAATTGTTGAAAAAATGCCTAGTTGCTCTTACAAGACTAATGTTGCGATGAGCTATTTTTGGGATTAAATTAATTTTGCCTCTATCTTTGTAAATTCAAAAGTAGCAGATGATGTAATTTCAGCTTCATTAGTATAGTCCCATTGAATTTCAGCTAATTTAGTTGGAAATGCTCCAATATAGTCCCATTGAATTTTTCTGTTTTCATATTCATCTAAACCGTATACTGTTAAATTAGATGAATATACGGGTAATTGCTGAGAAGGGCTCATTAACTCTTTAGGTGATTTATATTTTATAATATCATCTTCATTAAAGTTACCAGTTTTAATATCATTAATAATATCGAGCCATTTATATATTGCCCAATAATTATTAAATTGGTTGTCAATTTTAAAATTTATATTTAAAGATTCATATGCTGGTCGAGCATGAGAACTAACTTTTATAGTTTGTGCTCCATACGGAATAGTTTTTTCAGGAATACTGACAGTAGGAGTTACTGTACCTGCAATACTAATTTCTAAACTATTAGCGTCAATTCTGTTTGTATTTCTAACTATATTATCTACAATATTTTTTATACCTTCAGGTAAATTTAAAACTAGTATAAATTTATCTTGTCTATTTTTATTAAGTGGTGCTTGGTTCATACTCTAACATATCCTTGTGCTTGTAGTTCTTCCATATCTGTATTATAATTAGGTCCTTCGTCTGAACTTAAAATATTTATATCTTCAAAGTAAACTGGAGGTGGTTTCCAAGTATCATCAATATTTTGCATTTTATAATCTTGTAAAAAGTTGCTGAACTTTTGATCAATATATGGCCCTAGTTCTATTTTTGCGGGGCGTTGATTATTATCAATTTCTAGTACATTATAATATTTTTGTATAACGCTATTTTCTAAAATTAATAATGCCCAAACCATTGCCATTACTCTATCATCATAATCAAACCCAGGTTGAGCTGCCCAAGACCCATTAGGGTATCGTACAAAATTTTTCAGTTCTATGACAGCAGGTTTTGATCTTATATCGACACACTTAATATCATTAATCCAATATCTCATATTAGTAACACCTTTATATTTGGTATTAGTGTGAGCGTATACTCCTAATCTGTCATACTTTACCTGACCTACTTTAGGAGACCAATTAACTATGCTTCTGTAATTATATTGGTGATATAAATTATCTACGACCTGACTACCACAATTATTTCTTTCTATTAATACAGGAGGTGCTCCCCAGTGATAACATATGTCCCGGACTTTAGTAGTAAATTCAAATGGGTTAATTTCATTAGATGCATATTCTGCAACTTGTTTTATATCCTGTAATTCAGTAATATCTAAAACTTGTATAACACTAAAATTTTGACCGACTCCTTCTGCTACATCAACTCCAATAGTATATAAATGATCTTTATCGGGCTCTTCCCATACTTTATAACATCCGTCATCAAATACATATGTCGGTTCTGTTACTTTTGCTAATAATTTTTCAAAGAAAATTTCATCAATAAATGAATCACCAGTATCAAGAAACATGCAATCAAACTCTTGCGCAAAGGCTTCTTCACTGCCTATCGATTTAATTGTGTCGTGCTTCCATTGTTCATCTCTTCCAGGAACCTCATGCCATAATATTTTCTCTGATTTCCAATTATTTGTTCCTTTTTCTGCTTCTGTATATAATGTATGAAATAAATTACCGCTACCATTAGGAGTAGATGCTACAAATATTTTAGATTTTGTTGATGCAGAAATAATAGGATATACTGAGCTCCAAAATTGTTCGACAAGATTATTTGGAATAAAAGCTAACTCATCTAAAATTAGTACATTAACAGATTCTCCTCGGCCAGCGTCTGAACTTGTAGTACTAATACCAATACTACTACCATTTGCTAATTTCATAGAAGTTTTACCGTATTCTACAACACCGGGTTTGAGATAATTTGGTAAATTTTCATATGCTAATCTCACTCTTGAGAAAATACTAATAGCAGTCTGTTCTTTATTAGCAACAATTAATATACGTTGATCGTCTTCAAAACAAGCAATCCATAGAGCATAAATTGTCATCATAGTAGTCTTTCCAGTCTGTCTACTAGCTAAACAAGCTACAAATCTATGATCTCTTAAACTACGTAATACTCTTTTTTGATAAGCATATAAGTTTATTAACATTCGACCTCGATCAAGATTAACAATGTGAAAAAAGTTTTCGGCAAAGTGAAGAATGTTTTTTCTGGCTTTCTTAAGAGACTTTACCATGTCAGGAGTCCATTCGTACTCCATATTAGGATTAGGTAAATTTGTATTACCTAAATAAAATTTATCGTCTTTTTTTAGCCGTGGCACTATAAATATTTACATGAACAGCAGAGATTTAAACTCTATTAATGAAGCCTTTGCAAGCGCTACGGCAAAGGTAGTTGCTGAAAAGACAAAAGAAACTGTAACAGAAGACATAGGACCAGATTTTGGTGATGAGGCAGAATTCGGTGATCCTTCTCGTCATAGTGGTGATTATTTAGATTCCGAGCCTTTAGAGGTTGGAGATATAGTGGAAGTTGAGGGCGAA